GACACAGCTGCCCCTAAAATCGTATCACCCAAATGTTCAAGACGTTCATATGATTCATCAAATAAATCTATGCAATTTGTTGGACAAATAGCTAACTCAGTATCTTCTCCAGTTGGAGTTGTATACTTGTTTCTTTTTACATATGATGAATGAACCATTGCAGTTTGAAATAATGATTCATTATGAACACTAAACTTGGTGTTGTGTTTTGAAAGAATAGATTCAATATCTCGTTTTGCAAACAACTGATTCTTTACATTGTAAGGGTTGTACAGCATCTTTAGTGTTTCCTACTTTTATGTTTTCGGTGAGTTCGTTTTCTACGACCACCTGAAGGAGAAAAAGCAGTTTGTACTGCACTGTTTAATTTATTCCAGTTATCAAAAAATAGCTTAGCTTCTTCAGGGTTATTTGTTCTCAAATCTTTAATTGTTTGAATAAGAGTTGCTTCTAATTGAGGTTCTGTTTTTTCAACTAATTTAGGAATTTGAGACTGCAAACTATTTGTAATCGTTCCAAGAATGCTTGATGCCATTTATTATATATTATTCATTTTCATTTGCTACAGTTCGAGTAATAGCAAATTCATCTGCTATTAACGATGACTTTTTATGCCCTAAAATAAAGTTATAGCAATCATTTGAGTTAGGATTTATTGCAGTTTCAAAATATGCATCCATAAGACCTTTTAAATCTTTTTGTGAAATATTCCAAGGCTTTGACCAGGTTTGTGGACGTTGAATTTTAATGGTTGAACCATCTTCATTAATTTTAAGTTTATTAAAACTTTTGAATTCTTCCTTCTTTAAAATATCAATCATTAACACTTCTACATTTTTACGACCCTCGCGAAGTTCATAAACTCTAGAATTTAATGATCGTAATTCATCATCATACTTACGGTACTCCTTTGTTAGTTCTCGAAGTTGATTAGCACTATCTTGCATTTTTTATGTTTGTTAATTCGGTCAAAGATAATCCATTTTCAAAGTAAGGATGTCGTTTGATAAGGACGAAATAGAAAACTTAAGAAAGGTCTATAATAGTGAACATTCAAATCAACAGCCAATCCCTGAAGGAGAGACTAGCGATGTTTGGAATTCATTAAAAAATAGATTTCACAAAGAATGTAAAACTGGAAAAGCAGAATGTATTTTTGCATCTATGTTGTCAAGACCAAAAGCACCGAACTCATGGACAGTCAATCCGGAAGAATGGCTATCTTCTGATGATATAGATAGTATAGAAAATCAATATATGAAAGTTTTTTCAAAGTACCATTATGTTGGAAGTTTTCCGATTGATTTTGATAAACGATCTAAGACAGGAGCCTGTTTAGTTAGTTCACTTTGTTCTATGAATATTAAATCATTATACGATTCAGGTTATACACAAATTGGAATTGTTTTTAATACTGATGTTAGTTCAGGTCCAGGACAACATTGGATAGCTTTATTTTGCGATATCAGTCCTGAATTAGAGTTTCCACGTATTACATATTTTGATTCATATGCACAAGAACCAGAACCTCAAATTCAAAAATTGATGAAACGATGGAAAAAACAATGGGATTCAACAGGTATTCATTCTTCTCCCATGCATATGACCTATAATAAAACAAAGCATCAATATGAAGATTCAGAATGTGGAATGTATTGTTTATACTTTCATTATTGCTGTCTAGCAGGAATTTCAATGGAACAACGTATTCCAGATACCGTTGTTAGAGGTATGCGAGGCATGTTATTTCGTGTTGGTAAGAAGTAATGGATATTCAAATGCCGGAAGAAGGGTCCAATTTATGGTATGTACTTTATGCTGCAATTATTTTACTTATTGTATGGGCAACCTCTAGTATATACTCTGCAGTTCAACCATCACGTGAAAAGGCTTTAGCATCTGCTATTCCTATTTTCAAATCATATGAAACGGTTACTAAATTGGCACCATTAGGATGTCCAACAACCCCTGCTAATATGAGATTATGTGATTATTATATTGCATCTTCATCTTATTCAATTTTTCCAGGAGCTAAAATTTATGATTATGTATCTGATTCAATTATTCCTTTAGTTGTTAAATCAGGTCCACGATTGATTGAATTAGATATTTATGCAGATGAAAATAATAAACCTGTAGTTGGTCTTAAAAATCAAAAATTAGGTACAGATTATGCATATAATACAGTTTCATTTGAAGCATGTTGTGTAAGTATAATTAATACAGCTTTTAATAGTATAACATCTCCAGTATCATCTGATCCTTTTATTTTGAGTTTGGTGTTTCATACAGATAAAACAATTATATATAATGCATGTGCAGAAATACTAAAAACCACATGTAGATCACATATGTTAGATTCTACGTACAGCTATCAACGCAAAAATATATCAGTTGAACCTGTCTGCAATCTTCAAAGTAAATTGCTAATTGTCAGCGGTGGAGGCATAAAGGGAACGTTAATGGAAGAACTTGTAAATCTTTCATGGGATACTTCTAACTTGCGTAGATTAACATATACACAAGCATCGCAAACATATGATCATGAAGAATTAATTAATCATAACAGAAATGCAATCACAATGGTTGTTCCAGATATTGGTAATGATTTAACGAATTATAATCCACAAATATTGTTTACATACGGATGTCAATGGGTTATGATGAATTATGGATCTATCGATAGTATGATGGAATTATACATAGGTGAATTTCAAGAAAATAGCCTTGTTCTTAAACCCGTTGCACTTAGAGCCCTTAAGCCTAAAAAATACAAAAAGCCAACTATGCCAGACCCCGCGGTTTCTTTTCAGCCTATGCAAAAAACAACTCCAATCTATAACGTTGTAATATAAAATCTCGAAACTACTATACAAAATGGCAAACGCTTGGCTCTCTCATGTTAAAAAGACGATGAAACAGATGAAGTCAAAGGGTACTTACAAGAAGGGTGACGGACTCAAAAAGGTTATTATGGAAGCTAAGAAGACATATAGCAAAGGAACAACTGCAAAGAAGACTCGTCGGCGTCGTAATTAAAAAATTCAGTATGTCTAACATATAAAGACAAATGGGTGGTGGTTTATTACAACTCGTTGCCTATGGCGCTCAAGATGCATACCTTAGTGGAAATCCTCAAATTACGTTCTGGAAAGGTCTATTCAAGCGACACACAAACTTTGCAATGGAGCCCTTCCGTGTGAATTTTTCAGGCCAACCGAACTGGGGTACAAAGCAAAGTGCAGTTATCGGTCGACATGCAGATCTATTGTATTCAACCTATGTTGAAGTTGTTTTGCCAGATAAAGGCACAGATGGTCAAGAGTTTTATTGGAATGATGACCAAGCTCGTTTAGGTTACAATTTAATTAAGTATGCTGAATTGGAAATTGGTGGACAGCTTATCGATCGCCTTTATGGTGAATGGATGTGTTTATGGGATAGTTTAACATATGATTCTGGAAAAAATAGTCTAGCATTTTTCATGGTTGGTGCAGTAGGTAAATATAGTAATTCCTCTGAACTTATAGCAACCGAGTCGGGCAACGAACTTCGGATGAATAACTCGGTTTCACTTTTGCCAAATATTCAGTGCAATACAGGAAACGGAAAACCCAGTCTTCCAAACATATTCTATATTCCTTTAGAGTTTTTTTATACTCGTAATCCTGGTGCAGCTCTTCCTCTTATTGCTCTTCAGTATCACGAAGTAAAAATTAATATTTTGTGGAACGATACTCAACATATTGCTGGAAATTTTACAAAAGCCTCAAAGACTCCATCACCTGTACAAGCTGCCATTTATATTGATTATATCTACTTAGATGTTGAAGAGCGTCGCCGAATGGCACAGGAAAGTCATGAATATCTCATTGAACAGACACAGTATAATGAAGATAAGGGTATTTCATCATATAATAATCGTATTGATTTAACTTTTAATCACCCTGTAAAGGAACTAGTGTGGGTTGTACAGCCTACATCGTATAATAGTTGCAATTTGGCTATTAAGTATCCTCTTGGTGTTCGCAATAGTATTACTTATTATAACACTAGACTGAAGCCTTTTACATATGATAGTAAGGCGGTGTATAAACAAACTTTACAAATTAATGGACAAGATCGTCTAGATGCTCGTTATGGTGATTATTTTAATAAAGTTCAACCTTTCCAACACCATAGTGGATACTCATTACAACATGGCATCTACATGTATTCATTTGCATTGAAACCAGAAGAACATCAACCATCTGGAACTTGCAACTTTTCTCGTATCGACACTGCAACTCTTGTCATGGAAATGAGTGGTGCTATAAATATCGATGAAAGTACTGATAACACATGGGATGTTCGAGTTTATGCA